TGATATATTAGATCTTACTCTTAAAAATTCCTCTTGACCAAGCTGTAAAGTTACGTCTGCTTCTTCATTATATAAACTTAAAGTATGATTGTCTGAGTCATAAAACACAAGCCCTTCTGAATGTGCGGGCTGATCTCCATTGGCAATTAAAGTAAGATCTAATATATCAAAAATGCCAGTAGTAGCAGTAATATTTCCGCTAGTGGTGATAGAATTTGTTGTGTTAGATCCGCGATCTGTTACTGTTTGTAAAGTATCACTTTCTGATGTAAGATATCCGGCGTCATTATTTAATAAGCTTATATTATCGCCAGACTGTACAACTGGGTCCGTGACATTAAATTCAGCTCCATCTAGAACGAGACCTGTTCCAGCGGTATATGTTAAACCTCCAATAGCAGACCCATTAAAGTAGAGAGATCCTCCTATGTTATACAAAGTATTAGAAGTTGAAGAAGGACTTCCAGTTGCCAGTATAACCCCAGAAGATCCAGCAACTACTTGATCATTTTCATCTTTATAGACAGACTTTTCTGATGGATATGCTATAAAGACATTGGAATTTCCAGATAAGCTGATCTTTGATCCGCCACTGCTACTGGATAAAACTGTATCTCTTGATAGACTATCAGAGCCATATGTTCCAATACCAACTTCCCATCTTGGAGAGTTTTCTATTGTGTAAAATGTTTTTTGCCCGCTAGAAAGAACATTAGAAAATGCCTGAAAACCAGTTGCTGCACCGGCTAGCGTAACTGTTCCACTACCACTGGTTATACTGGTTTCTTTTACTCTGTTGTGTAAGAAAATCGTCATATTTCATCCCGCATATTGTTTTTTTGGGTTTTTTGGTCTTTAGTATATACTCCTTATGGAGACTTTCTTGTAAAAAAATAAAAAAGGGGAGTGGAAAATCCACCCCCCTCTCTACACTAGCTCTAATATAGTTCTTAGAAGCTACCCAGCAGAACACGACGATTATCCAGAACGCCAAATCCAACTTCAGCGAAACCGTACAGACCGGATCGTTGCTGACGATGAAGACCTGGATCTTCGAAAATAGTAACTTCTTGCTTGACTGGCATAACGAAGCTGTCGTTAGCAGACAGGTCAAGACCAACAACAAGTTCAACATCAGAACTTGGACCAAAAGTACCACTCAGGCTATCTGTGTAGTAAGTTTGGTATTCTTGACCTTCGCCCAGTTCATCAAGAGCATGGATATTAACACCAAATACTCTTGAAACAGCACCAGCACCATCACCAGCAACATAGATTTCTCTACGACTGGTTTCGTCAAGCTGATCAATGCCCCAGTTTCTCATGTCTTCAACACCTTCTGGAGACATGTAAAGATCTGTAAGAGCACCACGCTTAACTGACGCACTGTTACCACCAGCATTACGACGCATTACAACCTTCAGCAGGCTAACAAGACGCTTGGTGAATTGACCAGCAGCAGCATCGGCATCGTAAACAAGAATGTTACGGTCAACACCCGCAGCAAGCAGTGTGTGCCACCCATCATCATTCATCTTCTTAACGAAACCGGCTTCAAGAACCTGAGTCGCACGGGCTACAACATCCCAGCGAGCTTCACGAGCATAACGAAGCAGCCAATCAATTGCGTTAGCAACTGTGTAGGTTGGAACCATCACATAGTCGCCCTCAACGGTACGCTCAGGAATACGACCGTGAGCAGGAGCAACATACGCAACGTGATCATTTTCCTCACCAGGAGAAAGAAGATCAAGTGGGAACTCAGTAGAGCTACCGGCTGGCATGGCAATTCTTTCATAAATGCTACCAGCAATATCTCCGACAAGAATACCTTCGCGGAGTGGAAGTTCGATGGCTTTGGCTAGTTCAGCCATAGCAGCACCTCTAATATTGCTATCATCAGAAGAAGTTCTGTGAAGCAATTCGATAAAATCTTCATCAGGTTTTGTTAAATATGACATATTATAGTTCTCCTATTTTTCTAGTCTTGATTAAGGAAGGTTAATAGAAACTTTGGCGTAACCATCAGCATCCTTTGTAGAAAGGAAGCGACCAACGGCTGGAGCAGTACCATCTTGAGATCCAGAAATCTTACCAGCGTCTGCAAGATATGCAGTATCACCAGCAGATGGAGTACCACTAATTTGGTCAGTTACAACAAAACCTTTAGATAGAATAGTAACTTTACTACCCTGCTGAACTTCATCTTTGTGCCAGTTCAAGTGTTGACGAGTCTGATCGATATTAACAACATCGTTCAGAAGAACACCAAGAGCGACAGCACCAGAAGCTTCAGCGGCAACAGTGGCAACAGCAGAAGAGTTGTCCATCGCAGCACCAGAACCCTGAGTACTAACAGATACGACAACACCACGACTGGCTGTCTCATTCATAAAATAAGAAATGTCAGTGTCTAATTCGTGACGATCACCTTTAAGAGCCATTTTTCACCTCTACTTATTTAAGATTTTTAGTTGACTTTAAAACAGACTTACGAAGCCATTGAGCCGCAGACGCAATAGCTGTATTCTCTACTTCTTCTTCAGGATTAGCCAAAGTAGCTTCGGAAACTTCCTCTACTTCATCTAGCTCAGAGGCATCAGCTTCTTCTTCTTCTTCTTCAACAACCTCTTCTTCTTTTTCTTGTGCTTTTGGGGTAGGAGCAGGAGCAGGAGCAGGAGCAGGAGCTGGCTTGTCTTTGTCTGCCATCAAAGCAACAACAGATTCGAACATTTCGTCAGAAGCTTCGGCGAAGTCAACAAGAATAGAATCGATTTCTTCAGCAGCTTTGCCTTTTTCTTTCAGCATAGCGGCACGTTTCATAGCTTTCATTTCTTTCATCATGGCAGAGTACTTTTCTTTCATGCCTTTTAGTTCTTCCTCTTTTTTCTCCATGTCGTGCTTAAAAGCTTCAGCTTCTTTTTGCATCTTTTCCTTGTCACCATGCATAGTCGCAGCAGAATCTTCCAATTCTTTGACTTTGACTTCAAGATCAGCTTTTTCGCTAAGAAGAGACTCATTAGCTGAAGTAAGTTCAGCAATCTGAGACTCGAAATTTTCTGTGATTTCAGATTTAGCCGCCTCAAACTCAGCAGTTAAATCTTCAATCTGCTTGGTATTATCACTCATTTCATGATTCTCCGTAGCAGTTAAAAAATTAACAAATTGTACAGATGCACTCGCATCAAAAGGATTGGTATCCTTGCTAAGAATAATACTTCTTGGATTAGCTGGCTTGGCGACTAAACCTTTTCCGGAGAAGTAAAAACCCTTAAGAAGTCTTCCAATTTTATAACCTTGGTATTTGCCTTCACCACCATACGCACGTAGATGTTTTGTCAAGAAAGATGATTCTTCCGTTCGGGCCAATACTCTATTTTCATCATCTGGTCCAAGAATCGCATAATCAAAATCGCTAAAAATGCATTCCATAGATACGGACCATTCGCCAGCATCTATTCCATCACAGAGTTCTTGAACTCTTTCTCGCATTTGCGGATCAGACCAGGTTTTGTATATAACAGCACTTGTGACGATATCAATTTTTTCTGGCAGTGTGTCTTTTTCTTTGATCACATTACCTTCTTGATCCATGACCATAGAGGCGGTCATGTGGCCAATAATATCAGTATCATCATGCATATAATTGAACTGTTTGTTTACAGGAGTGTTTCGAGCATCCCATAATTGATCAACAGCAAAAACGTCATCATTCTTATTCCATCCAGCAGACACTAACACAGAATTCAGATAGAAGAGATCTTTCTGCTTTTCTGCATCTACGCCGACAAATGCTAAAGATTTTTTTATGTGTTCTTCGTCTATATTCAACGCAGGATCTAAATCGATAATCTCACAATCAAAAGCGATAGAATTATCGTTTTCGATTTTTTCTTTTAAATTGTCATTGATTTCATATTCGTATATATGCATTTTTCTACCTTTCTAACAGGTACTACACCATAAACTAATTATTTATGTTATTTTTCGTTCAAAAAATTTAAAGAATATGATAGATTATTGATATGACGAAGTTCATCTATGTTTGGTTCACGACCAGACTGATCCATAAAGTCAGCAAAAATGCTGGCTTTTGTACCCTTTTGGGCTTCATTCGACTTTGGATTTTCTTCTAAAACTTTTAGTATTTTTTCTTCGTTTATTTTTTCGTGTGGAGACAAATTACACAGAACTCTAAACTTAATATCCTCTAGTTCTCTTAACTGAGCCTTGCTTAACTCTCTTAAATTTTTCTTGCCGTAATGAGCAAGTAGACCCGGATTGAGTATGTTAGAGATCTTCTTCTGTGCTTCTTGTGACCAAATCATAACTGAAGCTTTGGGTGTGGTCTTCGGCAAAACCCGCCGTTGCTTTCTTGGCTCGCTATCTTTTGTGAAAAGAGGACGACCACCTTGCGGATCTGGAGTTTGTTTAGTTTCTTCTTGCCGTTGAGGTTTTGGGGTTGTTTCCGGTTGGCTTACAACCTTTGTCTCAAGGTCAGTTA